GAAGAGTATGTCTTAGGTGAAGAACCTGATGACAAAAAAGATACAACTAAAGAAGAGGAAGATCCAAACGAGACAATTAAAGTTGAAACAACAGATGATGGAAAAGGCACTGGTCTTCAAACAGCTGTAGAAAATGCAGGAGCTATTGGCCAGAGTTTATTACAAACAGCTGGTGCTGTTTTAGACGGTATAGGAGGACCAGGAGCTATCATTTCATATGTGATGGGTAAACAGGGTTTAGACGCAGCCATGAAAGAGATAGAGCCTATGCAAAAAGCAGAACTATCTCCTATGTTTATGCAACACTTAAGACAATCAAGAGAGTTATCTAAAAGGGGTTTTCATCCAGATCAAGAAAGAGAGTTTCAAAATGAATTAGACAAAGCGTACCAAATAGGTTTAGAGAATGCAGTTAGAGGAACAGGTGGTGATAGGGCTAAATATTTAGCACAAAGCGGTGTACTTGATGCGCAAAGATCTGCAGCGCTCATAGATTATGCAGCTAAAGATGCAGAACTACAAAATGCAAATTTAGAAAAATATGAAAACATGATGCTTTTTAAAGAAAACTTTGACATACAAAGAACTGAAGAGCAAAGAGCTGAAGATTTAGAAAGACAGGTAAAAGATAAAGAGGCTGCTGCAGGATTTGTAGGTTCAGCATTTTCTTCTTTAATGAATAGCTATGCTAGTATGAACACAAACGCTATTATGCAAAATATGGGTCAAGGATTAACAAATCTTTTTAATCCAATAGCTAATATGCAAACAGGTCAAAATCCTTTTGCGTTTTTAAATCAAAATAATCAAAACAACAAAAATTTAGAAGAGTAATATGGATTACGCATTATATCAAGCACTAACAGGCCCAATGGCTAATGCTGGTTTAATTCAGCAGCAAAGAGACGCAAACGCAATGCGTCAAATGCAATTTCAACAGCAGCAACAAAACCAGCAGCTTCAACAAGCTAATAGGCAAAACGCAATGCAGCAGGATTTGATTAATGCTGCAAATCTTGCACAAAAAGACTTATATACAAAAAATAATTTTTCAAGACAAAAAGATATAGATGATTTTGTTTCATGGCATGAAGAGCTTTCGGGTTGGGGAGATATACAAAATGTTTTAAGAACACACGGATCAGTAGATAACGCTAGATTGTACGGTAATTTAGATTATTTAGTTGCAGAGTATAAAAATAAATTAATGAATAACCCTATATCATTAAGGGTAAACAAAAACAAAGCTAATTTAGAGTTGTATCATGCGCACGCACAAGACCCAGATGGAAATGGAAGATTTATAACACAAGGGTCAAAACAAAGATATAATAATTTTCTTTCTGGTAAAACAGATGCTTTTGTATTTACTGGACCAAGATCTGATTATTTAGGACAAGCTATGCAAGTTTTTGATGTAACTAACAATTTGGATTTAGATGACATCATTAATTCAAATCACGTTGCTATACAAAAAGATATGTATAACGACACAGGTTTAGACCCTAATCAATATACATTTACAAGAGAAGACATGAAAATGTTTTTAAATAGAGAATTACAAACAACTAATTTTGGAGGAGTAACATATTTTGGTGGAGAGGCGTATTACGGTAGTAAAGAGATAGATACAACCGCTTCTTTAGAATTCCAAAAAATGTTAGACTCTACAGGTAATCTAACTGGAGCGCAGTATTTTGAAAATTACAATTTAGATGGCGGTACTGTTTACAGTAAAGATTTTGCAACAGGAGCTTCTCAAAATTGGCAAAGATTTGGAGGTGTAGACAATAGTAAAACTGCAAAAGACTATTCAGACGATAATTATTTAGGATTAACAAAAGGAAGACAGCTAGTTACTTCTACTAGAATACTAACTGATCCTACGATGGAAACACAAATGTCTAACGCTGTATTTGGAGAATTAGCTAAGGGGGTAAGCAGATACAATGCAGGCGACAGAAGGGTAGATAATGTTTCTACCGCAGGGCTCTTTGATTCTAGAGGAAGAATGATTACGCAAGAAGATATAGATGCTGGATGGTACGGGGATTTACCATTTATAGAAGATTTTACTGGAGAAGACGCAATAATGGACAATCTGTATTTAGAAGGTTATTTTGTGGGATATCAAGGTAAATCTGCTGACGGTAGAGATATACTATTAACTGATGTAACAAATGAAGAGGATAGAAAAAAATTACAGAATGAATACAAAAATATAGTATTTCAGCCTGTTATAATAGCAGAACTAAGAGATGACGATTTAATTACTGCTGATGACCATTATTATAAAGTAGTTGATATGAGTTCGCAAAGCGTGAATATGTCTATAAACGATCACTTACAAACAGATAAATTAGAAACAGTTTTAAATGATCAGGCTATATACGAACAAAGAAAAGCAAGAAATGATTATTATGAAGCTCAGAAAGTAAAAGATGAGCTAAAACTACAAAAACTATTAAATCAATCTAATCAACAGGATGTTGACAAAATAATTAATAGTTATGACCAACAGCTTACAGTAGGATTGGGCATGGCTTCAATACCTTCAGTGCAAATTCAACAGGCAGTTCCTTTGTTAATGGCAGATTTATACTTAGATTCGCAGCAAGATAGAGCATATCCTTTTGATTTTACACCAAACGAAACAGATCTAAACAAAAAAAGGATAGCAAATAATCCAGGAGAGTATATGGTTTACTCTACTATGTTTTTAAAAGAAGGGTTAACTAGTGGTAACCCACAATATAAAGCCATGTTGGATGCAATAAGAAATGGAAACTACAATGCTTATAGTAGAACCATATATGGAGAAAAGGAATATAATCAAAGAAGAAATTTATCAAAACAAATAATTAATAAACAAAGAAATTAATGGCAGAGCAAAATGACTATACTTCTGGGTTAAACATATTTCTGGGTCAAGCAACACAGCCTATTCCTGGACCGCAAGATCCAGGTCAAGAAATAGCTAATTTGTATGACGATCAAATGGACGCAACCCCTGAAGAAGAACAAGTACAAGTTCCTTCTGGGCTATCGGGTCTTATAGAAAATTCTAATCAAGGATTGACACCACAAGATCAACAGCTTTTTGAATCGTATGTTTCACAAAGAGCAGCGCAAGCAGACTTACAAGATCAGTATGCTGGCTTTAATAGAATGGCAGAGGTTCCTAATCAGCAAATGATAACAGACCCTAATATGATGATAGGATCAACAGGTGAAAGACTTCAAAGAAGTTTATGGTCAGGAACAGGTATGCTTGCGCAAGGAACAGGAGAAACAGTAGATTTTATAAACGCTCTTATTAACCCTTCAGATACAGACGGTACAACTTCAATTGGCACATATTTAAAGACAAAAGGAGCAAAGCTGCAAAACGACAATGCTTTGATTCTATCAGAAGGATTAGAAGACATCACCTGGAATGATATGTTTAAAGGTGAATTTTGGTCATCAAAAATTGCACAACAAGTTCCGTATGCTCTTTCATTTCTTATTCCATATACTGGTGGCGCAAAGTTAGCAAACTTAGCTCTTAAAGGTATCGGTTTTGGATCAAAAGGTTCAAAAGTACTAAGAGGAGCCCAGAAAACAGGAGTATTTGGTCAGATGGGTAAAGGTGTAAACATTGCTACAAAAAAAGGAAAAAAAGGATCAGGATTGTTAGGTTATCTAGGAAAAGACTTGGGTAAAAAGGGGGTTGTGCCAACTACTTTCTTAAGAAATACAACAGGCTTTATAGGTGGTGGTTTAACTGCAAACTTAGCTGAAGGTGCTTATTTAGCGGGTGAGTCATATAATGAGCTATCAAATATGGTAGACGAAAATGGTCAACCAATGTTTACCCCACAAGAGGCAGCAATACATGCTTCAGAAGTAGTAAAAGACAATTTTAAATATTTTTATGTTGATGCCTTACAGTATGGTATCTTGTTTGGAGGCGCTGGTAAAGGAATTTTAAATAGAATATTAAGAGCTCCAGTAGTAAAAGTACAGCCAGGAGCTACCTCGCAAGGAATTTTACAAAACGTAGTAAGAAGAGCTGGAGGGGCAACAATTAATACTATAGGGGCGGCAGTACCTGCTGCGCCATATGCAGCTATAGAGGGACTTACTGAGGCTTATCAAGAGGTTTATCAAGAATGGATAAAACACAAAGCAAAACAAAACGCTTTAGGCTTGGATGTTGAGCCGATGACAGAGTGGTTAAGAGAAGCGCCTTTTGGAGAAGATAGGCCAGAGCTAAGAGAGATTTTTTGGTCTGCTTTAGGTTTAGGTAGTGCTATGGGGGGAGTAAGAGGTATATTTGATGTGCATGCAGAAAAACAAGCATTGATAGACAAGAAAGTAGATCAATATAATAACGCTGTTGATATTATAAAAGAGGCTGCTGCAGATCAAACAGCAGATCAAGAACTTGCCATGCAAAGAGCGGTTGATAATTTGTTAGCCTCTAACATATGGAATTACTCTGGTGATGGATCAGTAGCCATGTCAATAGTAGATAACTTAGTAAAAGACGGTAAGATAACAGAAGAAAAAGGGGTTGAGTATAAAACAAAAATAGAACAAGCAGAAAAAGACTACGCTAAACATCATGTAAACACAACACTTACAGAAGCAGGAGCTGAGGCAGCCTTTTATAATGAAATGAAAAAAACGCGTTTACAACAAGATATAAATTTAGTAAACGAAAAACATAAAGAAAGAATAGAAAATTTAAAAAAGAATATAAAAAGTCCTAAAGCATTAAAAGAAGCTATAAAGGTAGAAGAAGAGGCTAGAGATGAAGCTCTTAAAGAAGCTGAAAATCAAATGCAGCAATTAGATCAGGCTATTGAGCGCCTGTATACTGCACAAATAGATAATAGAAGAGTTGCAAAATCTACAGGAAAAGCAGACCAAAGGTTTAAACAAACAGGTCTAGAGAAGACGGATTTTGAAAAGTTCACGCAAGAAGGAGAAAAACAAAAGCAAGAAAGAGACGCGGCAGAAGCTCAAAAAAGAGCAAAAGAAGAAGCGGCTAAACCAAGAAAGACGTTAAGAGAAAGATTAACAGAGGTAGGAACAAAAGCTTTTCAGGCAGCTAAAGACGTTGGTACCGCTGCTGCAAAAGGAGTTCAAGGGGTTGTAGATAGAGTTACTAAGCCTGCTTCAGAAAGAGAAGCTACTGCAGTTAAGAATGAAGTAGAAGAAACTGTAGAAAAAATAAACAATCTTACTAACAAAGAAATAACACCTTCTGCTAAAGAAAAATTAATTAAAGCCATAGAAAACGGTGATATATCGGTAGAAGCGGCTAAACAAATAAAAGGTACTGGTAGGGGCGGTACAATCAACAACAGAGACGTTAATGGCGCGATAAGGAAAGACGCAAGAAAACAAGAAACAACCACTGAAGAGTCTCAAGAAGACGTAAAAAAAAAAGACCAAACGACCGTAGCTCCTAAATCTGAGCAGTATAAAAAGACGGAAGAAGCCTTAAAAGATAAAGGAATTAAGCCTTTTGTAGCATCTATATCTAAACTGGTAGGAAAACAGGCTGGAGCGTTTAGTTACGTAATAAAAGCTGCAGCTGGAAATACAATAAAGTTCTTTGCAAAGAGAAATGTAGATATACAAAAATACACAAGAGAAGCGCAAAATATAACACTACGTTTAGTTAACCCTGTAGCGAATGAACCTAATGTGGTGGAAGTAGACGGTAAATTATATTTTCAATTTAAAAACAACGGGCCTTTATATGAAAGTAAAATAGAGGTAGTAGCTGACGGCACTGTTATAGGTGAGTTAGAACAAACAGCGCAAGAATTCTATCAAGACAAAGGTCCTGCTAGAAAAGCAAAAAAGAAAGACCAGCGCGCGATAGACAAATTAGTAAAAGGAGTAAAAGAAGCAAAGCAAAACATAATTAAGTTCTTTACTAGAAGTCAAAAAGACTTACCTAACTTTACTCCTACTGAATTTACAGGAAACCCTTTGTACAGACAAGGGTCTGGTATAACAGAAAACGCAATACTAAAAAAAATAGTTGACAAAAAGTTTCCAGGGTCAGTTGGTATTTTAACTTATAGTAAACTTATAGATGGATATGGTCAAGAAGCATCTTCATTAGCTATAGGCTCTACATTATTTATAAATATTGATTCTGTAGCACAGACAGATATTATACACGAGGCAGGACATATATATTATGGATTAATGGAAAACACTCCGTTAATGAAAAGAATCAAAAAACTTTTACCTAAATCTGGTTTATATGACAAAACAAAACAAGATTACCCAGAACTAATACTTATGAAGTTCAAGGGTAGAACAGCCACACTTGGAGAGTTTTACAGAAATATAATTAACAATACAGATAGCATGTCAGAGAGCGATATAATAAGTATTGCCAACAATTTAGGTCAAGCTATTAAGGAGGGTGACAATACAAGAATTAACGAGTTATTTATATCTTTAAGAACTCAATTAAAAGCAAACGGAGCAACTGAATTAAGAGCTAGCCAACAAGCACACGTACTAGAGGAAACGTTTACAAGAACATTAGAGGCATATTCAAGAGGAACGGTAGATGCAGTAATAGAAGGTTCAGCTGCACAAAAAAGACTAGAAGAAGATCTTATAAAGTTCTACAAAGAAGTAAAGAAACTAACTAATGATGAAGACGCAAGACAAATACTTAACCTAACAGTTAAAGATATAGCCTCTTTAGATTTGGAGAACGCAACAAAAGCTGTACTGCTTAATTTTGGATCTGATAACAGCACGCTACCTAGAATGCGTAATTCTGCGTATGGCCCAATAGGTAAAGCATCTAAAAAACCTTTTACAAGAAACACATCTTATTCAGCGGTATCTTTTTATATATCTGAATATATAGGAGCAAACAGAAGTGTAGAAGAAATAACAGATAATGTTATGCAAGCTATTGCTGATGACTCTAATTTATCTATCAAAGACGAGAATGTGCAAAGAACAAGAAACTATGTAGCAGCAGTGATTGCACAAATACAAAGACCAAAGCAACTACAACAAGCTGACAAGATATTAGATAGGGAGTTGGCTAAGATAGGTGTGGATCTTAAGTCAAAAGAAGATGTTACTGAGGGAATAGAAGATCCAAACGATATAAACACTAGAGAAGAAAAAGACATAGCGCTTCCAAAAACTACCACAAATTTTGTAAAAAAACTTGTAGAGATACATAACAATAGTGTAGAAGAAGAAGGTAGAATAGATGCTAAGAAAGTATTAGCAGCGCTCATGTCTGTGGCAAAAGCAACTAGAGAAAATCCTATGGACTTTGCTAATGAAGTAAGGAGATCAACAAACGAAGCTCTTTTGTCTATTGTAAATGTATTAGATAGAGTATATGGGGGTGATCAAGTGCTTACAAATGCAAAGTTAATAGAAATAAAAGGACCAATAGAAGGTATTACAATAGAAACATTAGCTCACAATGTATTGACTATACAAAACGAAACTGAAAGATATTGGAGTAGGTATGAAAGCACAAGTGCTACCGTAGAAAAAAGCGTGGTTGATGGTGTAATAAAATCAATAAATAACAATAAAGATGTAATAAAAGAAGTCGTAAGAGTGTACAACACTTTGTTTCAGGATAAAAATCCTGGTAGTAGTAAAGACAGATATGATGCGGCTAAAGCTATTTTTCAATCTATACTGTCTGCTGATAATAAAGGCGTGTTGATTGATATAGACTCTATGCTTAATCAAACAATGATATACAAAGGCAAAAGACAATCAGTGCCAGATATATTATTTGACAATACAATAAATAAATTTGGTAATCCAGATTTGAAAAACAAATTTATGGTTAGGCATATCAGTAAGAAAAAAGGTTTTGCTGATGAAATAAACAACAGAAAAGTTCTAGGAACGTTTCACGGTAATCAGTCTGACATAAGAACGATACTAACACATGGAGTTATATCATCAAGAGCAACTAATTATTTATCTATGGTAGATAATGTAGATATGGATGGTGTTAGTATATTTAACAAAGAGAACGGTTTGCGCAACAGGGCTGATAATGTAGAAAGAATATTTAACGAAGACATACAGCTAGACAAAAACGATATAATGCATCATGATAATAATATATATAGCTTGATGGCATTACGTAATAAAAACAAAGATGGTAAAAAAACTTTTCACTTTACTATACATTCTGGTTTAATGCGTAGGCTTATCAATAAAGCCTCTGGTATAAAAAACAAAGACAACAGAACAAAAAAGTTTACAGATATAAATCCTGATGAATTAGTAGCAGCAGACTTCTTTATGTTTTTAAATAGATACAATGACGGTATAAAGAATAATGAAAAAGTTATAAGGTACGATCAGCCTATTGCTGTATTCTCTGACAAAAGCAGAAGGTATTATGTAGAAAGTATAGCTGCGCATAATCCTGCTATGAGAAAACTATTGTTGTCAAAAATAGAAAACAATCCTGCATATAAAGCAAAATATAAAAATGGAGATCGTGTATTTCCATATGACATCGCAAATGGCAAAATAAAACAAATGCCTCAACTAGTCAAAAGATGGAGAGAATACGCAAACAAAAACAAAGAGTTATTCAAAAATAATAACGCTCTTAAAAAAGGCGTGTTTCAAGATGGTGCAGTAGAAGCGTTTTTAACTTCTTATATTGCTAACAAGTTTATGGCGCAGCAACTGTTTGTTCATGACCATAGACAATCTAAAGATCAAGTAGACTATATAAAACGTGCTGCAGGAGCTATAGCTAGTCACACTGTGTTTGATAGAAATACTACAGTAGAGTTTGTAGTAACAAAAGATTATTACGAAACAAAAGATGGTGACATACTAACAGAAGATCAGGCAAAAAAACAATTTGGCGATAATTGGAAAGACAATGTAGCGATTGAAAATGACGCTATGGGCTACGTGTTACCAGAAGAAGCAAAGATGATAAGAGCAAGGTACGGTGAATCACAGAATGTCGGTAATGTGTTTAAGTTTGTATATCATTATACACAATTAGAAGGCCCGCAAAAGGGTAGAACTACATACATGAAGTTTGCGGTACACACACTAACGCCAGAGCTAGAAGCAAAAAGCGAATACTTAAAAAACATAGGTGATGTATTAAGAACAAGAAGAGATGAAATAAGAGAGGGTGACAATAAAGGCGGGCTTGTTATAGCTGCTTCAGAATCTGCGGCAAAACTGTATTCAGGAGCAGACAGGGTTATACACGATATAAGTGAGGGTTATGATATAGACAATATAATGACCATACAAGATGAAATATACAGAGGAGATGGTAAGTATGTAGGCTTATCTGGAGAAGGTTTTGGTATACAGTTAGAGCTAGATAAACAAACAGACGAAAGGTTTTTTCCTTCACAGCTATTCTATAATTTAGCAACAAACATAGCACCTGAAGAACAAGCTACATTAAATGCTATGCTTGATCTTAGACAAAAGGTTATGGAGGAAAACAATGCTAGTAGAAACGCAAGTCTAATTATGAACGACAAAGGAACAGAATCAGATGTAATAAAAGAAAGAGATTCGTTTAAATCTTCTGTGTCGGCTGATATATTTGATGTGCTTGTAGACAATACATATGAAAATCTAGATCCAAGATACCCATATCTAAACGCTGTTCACAACTCCATAGCCACAGGTCGTATAACAAACAAGGGTACAAAGATGTACACAAAAGGATCTATAGGTTATCAATCCGCTAGTTTAGGCATGGGCTTAAAGTTTTACGAGAAAGGTTTGTTCGCGGCAGACCCATCCATAGTAGCCTCAGAAGCAATAGTTCCTGGTTACTTACAAGATCAAGGCGTTAGAGTAGGTGACTTGTTTATAGGAACAAGAGTACCAGCACACGGTAAAGTAAGTAGTGCTGTGTTTGTAGTAAAAGACTTTCATAAAAAGATAGGTGACACGCCTACTTCAAATGTTACTATACCTTCTTGGGTTAGTAAGTATTGGGGTGCTGACTTAGATGGTGATAGTATACACATGAACTTTAAGTATACACCTGAAGAGGTCAGTCAAAAGTCTTGGAGAAAATTATCCAATGATTTCTTTGATTCATATGTTAGACTTATAAGTAGATCAGAAAAAGAGGGCGAGATACAAGCTGATATAGATTTTGAAAAAGATGCAGAGGCAGCAATAGCAAAAGTATTTAAAGGTAAAAAACAAGATTCACAATTAGAACCAACAGGTGATGGACAAATGTTTGCAGACAATGTGCCTGCTAAAAATTTAGTTGGTATGATTGCTTCACTAATGAGATCATTTAATGTGTTCTCTAATAGTCAAGATGCTTTACCTTTTAAGATAACAATAAATGGAGAGTCAGGTGCGGTAACACAAGACAAGTTTTACGATGACGCATCAGCAGAAAACGGTGTAGGTAACTGGTATGGTGTTGCACAATTATTAAACATAGCTTTAGATAATGCAAAACATCAATACGCTAGTAAACTTGGTATGGATATGCAAAGCGTATTCTCTTATGTAATGCTACGTAGACTTGGGTACTCCTTAAACGACTTAGCTGTACTATACAATTCCGACATAGTTAAAAGCTACATGGACTTTAAAAGAAACAACAGTTCTGATTACGTTTCTAGGGACAGCGATATTAAAGATATGTTTATAGAAAAAGATAGTATAAACGAAAATCAATTGTTAAAGTTTGCAAAACAAGAAAAGCTAGGTAAAATAGATATAAAAAAGTTTGTAAAAGACGGAGAGATATTATTAAATCTAAATAAGATAAATACAAAAACAGAAAAACAAAAAGCAGTTTTAATGTTATACGCGCTAGATAGATATAAAAAGTTTGCAGTAGACCCAATATCTAAAGCTTTTACAGTACATCAAACTATTGAAAAGAACCCATTAGAACTAAAGAAAATAAGAGACGGCATACAGCAAGCACAAGGCGTGGTTAATATACCAATGATAGGTAAGACAGGATTTACATATACGTTTACCGATCAAACTAAAAACAATTTTATAATTGATCACGCTACAAAATTATTTGACTCTGTGTTACAAAGAGCTGAAAGAACAGACGTGCGATACTCACCGTATATGCAAAGAATACTTACTATACCTGCATCTTTAGATAGGCTAAATGACATAGGTGAATTAAAAGCAGAAGTTGTAAATCAAGTTATAGTAAATAACATAAAAGAACAATTTACATTCTTGAATGATGTAAAGTCTGAAACAGTTTTAGTGCAACAGTTCCAAGCATTAAAAGATAATAATCCTGATAATGCTTTCTTAAGAGATGTAATAGAAGTAGGAGAGCGTAAAGGTCAGAAGTACATTGTAATGAATAGAGCAAAGATTACAGAGTTTACATCTTACAAAGCTATAGAGCAGTACAAACAATCATTTGGTCAGCTGTCAGAAGCTGAACAAAATTTAGTTTTTGAAATAGAATATGCGTTTAATAGATTTGGATTGTCTGGTGGTGCCGGTAAAGCTTCTTCGTTTGTGCCTTTCTTTAGCAATGAGTATGTAGAAAAAATAAATACGGCTATGTCTGCCTTAACACAAGACAATCAAAACAAACAGCCTGATTTCACAAAAGGCCCTGTACCGCAAGAATTAGAAAACGCTATAGCAGATGTAAAAAGAAGACAGTCAGGCGTGCAAAACATGACACCAGCGCAGAAAACAAAAATGCATGCAAGAGAAAACAACAACATAGTTTTACCAAAAGCAAAAAAAATAATACCAGCAGATCAATCATACAATGGCGATTACTTAGGTGGTGATGTAGAAGCGTTATCTCTTAATGAATTTTTAAAAGATAAAGGTATAGACCCAGCCAAATTAAATGAAGAAGATCAAACGCTTAAAGAATTACAAGAACAGCATACTGCGTATTTAAATCAACTAAGAACAGTTAAAGAGTTTGAAGAAACACTTACAAGAAAACCATTAAGCGAATATACTATTGAAGGTTTGTATGATTTAGCAAGAGATTTTGGTAAGTTTCATGCTGCTGCGTCTAAAAGTATAAGATATAAAATAGAAAAAGAAATAGGGGAAAAAGCTTTTCAACAACAAGCAGAATTTTTAAGAGATGTTGGCGCAAGTAAAGGTTACACATATAACATACCTGGCGTTGATGGTACACCGCAACAAGATTTAACAAACTTCCAAGCATGGCTAGGGTCTAACAATATGACATCTAATAGACCAGAAATACAATACTTAATTAACGAGGCTAACAAACAATACAGGAAATACATGAAAAGCTTTAAAGAACACAAAAGATTGTTGGAGGAGAAAAACAGAGCGCTTGTACAATCAAAAACAAAAGGTATTGGTATTTTAGAAAGAATAAGCAGCGTGTTTGATAGGCAGGCAAGATATAGATTTATATATGGTAACATAGCTACAGTAGAAGATGGTAAGGTAAGATTGTTTACTGAACAAGAAATAGTAGAGAGAGGTGTTGATCTTACAAAAGAGGAGGAAGAATATTACATCAGATATAAAGCCTTAGGAGAAGTGTTGTTGTCAGCGCATGACGGTAAAGCTAATGTAAATGCTGGTCAGCTTGGAGTAATAGAACATATGAGTAGGAGCGGTTTGTTTGGACTTTATAGTTCAACCATAGACGCGCAAGACTACTACAGAGTTAGAGTAAAGGGAACAGACAAAGATGGCAATAGCGTAATAAAAACTTTTTACGAATGGAAATACGATGTTTACAAGGGGCGTACTGGTAAATTAACATTAGATTCTGGTAAACAAATATTTGAGTTAGACAAGTTAAGACGTAAAGCTAAACAATTAAAAAATAAAGGACAACATGAAGACGGGCAAAAAATTATGTTATCTGACATGGAGTACGATGCGCTTGTAAATAATGGAGATATGATGAGAAGATTGCTAGGCTCAAAAAACTTAACTGCTTTTGACGCGGAACTAATACAAGAATACGAAAGACGTAAAGGAGTCAAAGCACAAAACATATCTTATGATATTAACTCTGCAATGTTAGAGTTTATGAGAGGTCATATATTTTACAATGGTGACGGTCAATACAAATTAGAAGATGGTGTTATAGTTGCTAGAGAAGATAGATTTACTGGTATGGGTGATCTTTCTGTTTTAACAGATTCTATTATAGCATTTAACAAAAACTTAGATAATAAAAACGCTGTAAAGTATTTAACAGGTTGGTGGAAGGAAGGCTTTTTGACTATGGGTAAAACACAAGAAGGTGCGGTTGGTAAAACTGGAGACAAAATAATAGACGGATTTGTCAGGTTAACATCTTTAAGATTGCTTGGTTTAAACATGAGCGTAGGTATAGGTAATTTATTAGCTGGTAAGTACCAAGAACTACGTAAGCGTGGTGGTAAACAATTTATATTAGGTGAGTCAAGATACTGGAGAAATCTAAAAAAGTCAAGAGAAATATTAAAAGACAAAAGAATAGTAGAATACAGTTTTGATGAATTTATACACCTTGCAGAACAAAGCGGTCCAGCTAAAAGAATAGAAAAACTTGCGTATATATTTATGGACTATACAGAAGACTATATACAAGGCGCTGCATTTTTAGGAATGCTAACTGAACAAGAGTTTAATAACCCTGATACAATCACAGAAGAACGTGTAATGCAAATAAACAACGCAATATCTACACTGCATGGTGAGGGTTACACGGCTATTGACGCAAGTCTGTTATCTATGTATTCTTACGGTAGAGCTTTGTTGCAATTTAAAAAATGGTTTATAACATTGTTTAGAGATAGATTTGCAGCTGAAGACATAGATAGATTCGGTGATGTAAACATAGGTAGTTATAGGGCTTCTTCAGAATTTGTAACAGATATGTTTAGAAAATATTTTGCTGGTGGTATTACAAAGCAAGAAATTATGGAAATCTACAACAAGTCAAGTGATGAGCGTAAAGCGGCTATACGCGCACATGCTAGAGGTATGGGACTTGGCATAACAATACTATCGCTTATAGCTATGTTGGAAGATGATGACGATCCAGATACTGGTACAATTAGAACGCTAAAAAAGTTTTCTAATGATATATTTGTAACAACAGATGGTAGAAGGTTTATAAATTACACAATTATACCCGCTTCTTATGGAACAGCAAAGAACGCAACAAAGATGGTAGGTCAAGCTGTGTCAGGAGAAAAAACACAAAGAGACAGTGAATATTCAGAAAGAGGAGAGTCAAAAGCTTTAAAAACTTTTAAGACAGAAGTAGCTCCTCTTGCAGAGTTTAGAAAAAAAATAGCAAGACTTTCAGAAGAATAAATAATTATAATTGATTATATTTGTAAAAAATTATATATGAACGTTAACGATTTATTTAAAGCGTCTTTTGGTCAATTTGGCTCTGTATATTTGAATGGAGATGGAGCGCAATTAGATTTAGATGGGGCTACAGCAAACAGATTTGTAATTGCTATTACAATGTTAGATGTAGTAACATTTCAAGAGCTACACACTTTAGATAACTTAGTTGGTTCTATTACAACAGAAACAACACAATCACAAATAGATGATGCTTTTGGCGCTGTAACTAATGACTCTAACGATGATCAAACAGAAATAATAACAACGCATGAATTTCCAAAAGGAATAACTATATACGGAAAGTGGGATTTTGTAGAGTTAAATTCTGGTTCTTGTATTTGTTACTTAGCACCAGTAGGATATTAAAAAATAAAAATTATGAGTTTTAAAAACATTGACCACAATAAATATCGTTTAGGAGCTTTTGGCTCTACATTGTTATCAGGAACATCAGGAATAGATTTAACAGGAGCAGGCGCAAAAGTTTATGTTTGTGCTATTACAATATTAAATTCTGATGACGCTGACTCAACATTTAGTGCTATGGAATCTTTAAACGGAGAAGTGGGCTGTATAAGCAGTGTAGCTGCAGAGAATGATTTAGATGGAGCAAACGGAGTTGGGGCTGCAGGTGATGGGGTAAATTTAACCGACAGTATACTTTTTGCAGCAGGCACAACTATATACGGTAAATGGGATAAAATTACTATGGCAAGTGGGGCGTGTGTAGTTTATTTTGCTCCTAAAGGTCACTAGCATGGGTTTTATACAAAAGTTAGCTAAAAGAAATCCTAGGGTTTATAAACAAAATAATGTTGAAAAACCAAATTATGTTATAAAAGATAACACATTATACGAAAAAGCAAAAAGTAAAAAGAAAAATATTTTTTATTATATAAATCCTAAAAACTGGTAATATGTCATTAGGCCTTGGAATTGCAAATGAGTTATTAGAAACGCCAATTTCTTGGCTTCCAAACGAACAAGGTCTAGCACCAGATATGGGATTTTGGTATCAAAACGGTGTCAATGTATCATCGGCTGCCTGGTTAGATTCTTCACCTAGGGGCAATAACGCTACGCAAATTGCAACGGGAAACCAACCTACGGTAAGTGAAGGTGGATTGGATTTTAACCCTACCGTTCCTGAATTTATGGATCTAGATACAAAAATAACAATAGCTCCAGAACAAGGGTTTACACTTGCTTTTGTTATAAAATTAGACGCGTTAGTAAACAGGGTTATTCTTTCAGACGGCAATAACGAATTTATAGAAATTATGAATTCTAAAAAGTTTAGAATAAAAACAAATAATCCAAGTAACGTTACCACGGTTTTAGCAAGCACTGTTAACATATTCGCAACAGGGACAAAACAACTTATAACATTATCCAGAACTACAGAAGGAAATTTTAAATGGACGTTAAATGGAGAATTTGTAATTGTAGATATAGCAACGTCTACAAACATTACAAACCGTGGAGGTTTTGACATACAAAATTTGTGCGTAAGAAATGATAACGATAGGGCTGTTGACGGATTGTTATACGAAATAGTATTTTACAACAGAGCCTTAACAATTTCTGAATTAAATAATTTAGAAATATACTTAAAAGATAAATTTAATATATAGTGATATGAAAAAATTAATAACAGTATTTATATTTTTATTTATATCTTTAATTGCTAATAGTCAAAATGACATTAATTTATATTTAAAAAACTACAATTTAAAAGAAACACTAAAAAAACATTTAAAATTTTCTACATTTTATGCGGCTGTAAATGGAGGTACATCTGTTTCTGATTTAAAAGTTTACTCAATAACTACAGGCGCACTACAAGAAAATGTAATTACAACACCTTATGATTACTCATTGACATTGGGGGTAAGAAAAATAGCAAGATTTGGTTATGAAAATAAAGCAAACACTTTTTATGATGGAACAGAGTCTAATTATACTGACGCTGCTACTGTAGGTAAAGTGCAAGGTTTTGAATATTTGTTTGAAATAGATTACGCTAGACAACAAGGTGTAGAGTACATAGATCAACATCATTTTATTAGATACAGTTCGGATGATGATTGTGATGGTCCATTTTGTGTAGATCATTTTGCAGCAAAAGTAGAATACCTTAAAGACGGATTTGCAGATGTAGAATATTTTGAGTTGTCAGAAAGATACAGATATAAACATAATAGAGATTTAGCGTTTAGCATAGGGCTTGCGCACAGGCTAGCAGAGCCCTACGGGTACAATCCACTACAAGAATGGATCTTGGATAATGGTAATTTACATTACACTTACTTAGCTATACAAGAAGGATACACGATTGATGTAGCAAACAGTGAGTATAAAGATCCAAGTGGAAACCTGGTTGCTAATAGCTCAGAAGTATGGAAGGAAGTAGTAATTCCACAAGTTTTAGCAGATTATACAGAGCGCAAAAGATCAGAATTAGAAAAACAGATACAACATTCTATAATAATAGGTTTTGATTATTATAAATACAATAAAAATACCTGGCTTCACGCTTGGGGAAACATATTACCATGGCATTACAACGATGGAAAAAAATTTTCATATCATAATTACATAGAAGATGATCAGTGGTATGACTACACTGCAGGCTTAATATATGGCATAAAAGTAAATAAAAGCCTAGGATATTTTGTAGAAGGCAAATACAATAAGTACTGGAACAGAGAATGGTACGATTTTAAATTAGGTGTTAATTATATAATATTTTAAAAATGAAAGAAATAATTTGTAAATTTGTAAAAAAGATAACTTTTGGAAAAATTTGTTTAGACTATTGTTACCAATCTAAATGCAAAAAAAATGGCAAAAGAATTAAATGAGGAAACGTCTTTTCAAGTTAGTTTAAAAACGCTTGGAGGCATAGCTGCTTTAATAGCAACTTTAGTCGGCATGTGGTTTACATTACAGGCCGATATAGCGGAAGCAAAAGAATTGCCAGCTCCACTAGATCCAGAGGTAACAAGAATGGAGTTTGACATGAAAGATCAAATGATACGTCAAACTATTATGGACACTAAAAAAGACGTGGAGGAAATGAAAGCTACACTAGAAAAAATTGAAGACAAGTTATATAATAGATAATGAAAAAATTCATTATACTTTTTATGCTGGTAAGTGGCTGTTGTTGGGGACAGATAAAAGTAATTCAATTTAATGCCGAGTGGAATAAGGCAAACGATGTTGCCTGGGTCCATAAATTAAAAGAAGTAAAAACTATAAGCTATACAGATGTTGCTAAAAATGTATCAGCGCAAAAGAAATATAAAATAGCCTCTGTCCCTACAATAATAATATTTAAGGACGGAGAAGAGGTGGCTAGATTTCAAGCTGATCTTAGTTTTACATTAGTAGCCACAAAGGAGGAAGTGCAAGAAGAAATAAATAATCAATTAATGAGTGATTTTTAAATGAAAAAGTTATTACTATTATTATTATTACCATTTACGCTAATAGCACAAGGGCCACCTAATTGTGTGCCTACAACTATTATTATAAATTTAGATCAATATCAAGGTGAAACAGCTTGGGCTATATACGATTCAACTGGCAACATGTTAACATATGGACAAGGTTATAGTTCACAACCCGATTACGCTTCAGTAGTAGAACAAAGATGTTTGCCAGAAGGCGATTTAACTTTTGTTATATATGATAGTTACGGTGACGGGTTAAATGGTGCTTTGTGGGGCGGATTAGATGGGTCGTATTATTTAGTGCAATGTAACGACACTTTAATATATGGCACAGATGCCGCTTTTGGCTATGATACCACTCATGTTTTTGTTTCTGACGCTTGTCCTCCCGTCCTTGGGTGTATGGACCCGATGTATGTAGAGTTTAATCCTCTAGCTGATACAGATGACGGTTCATGCACAACTTTAAAAGTATTTGGTTGTACTGATTCAACTATGTACAACTACGATCCTAACGCAAACACAATGGCTTTAATACCAAATTGTGATTTTGTGTTAACGCTCTATGATTTAATAGGTGATGGCTGGGTAGGCTCTTATTTAGAAGTTACACAAGATACTAACGTATACCAGTTTTGGATTGATACAACTGCTTATACTCAAGATTTTATTATAAACTTAAAATCACCAATGCCAGTTGAGTTTAGATTTTATGTAACATCACAAGCGCAATTAACAACACCACATTGTGGTTTTAAATTAACTAATCCACTTGGCAACATTATAATAGAAGTGTTGCCGCCGTTTATACAACCTATGTATAAATATAAAGTGCCTACATATTGTGGGAATTTATGTATTGAAAAAATATTTGGCTGCATGGATAGTTTAGCTATAAACTATAGTGATACTGCTAATACTGATGACGGGTCTTGTTACTACATGCCTGGTTGTACTAATTCTAGTTTTTTAGAGTATTATACTCAAGGTTACGTAGCCGACTTTAATGATGGTTCTTGTGTAACAGAAGCTATATGGGGCTGTACTGATAGCAGTGCATTTAATTATGATAGTATAGCTAATTTGGATAATGGTGGTTGTGTCCCGGTAATATTAGGGTGTATGCAGCCTTTAGCTTTTAACTATGATGCAAATGCAAATACTGATGATGGTAGTTGTGTTCCTTATATTTACGGCTGTACAGATCCTACCATGTTTAACTTTGATGTAGATGCAAATACAGATGACGGAAGCTGTATACCTTATGTATTTGGCTGTACAGATTCTACTATGTTTAACTTTAATCCTTTGGCCAATGCAGACAATAACTCATGTGTTCCTTATATCTATGGTTGTACTGACCCTAGCATGCTTAACTATAATTCGGAAGCAAATACAGAAGATTTTAGTTGTATTGCTTATATTTATGGCTGTATGGATAGCACTGCTCTTAACTATGATTCGTTGGCTAATACTGAAAATGGCTCTTGCATTGAAATTGTGCAAGGCTGTATGGATATCAACGCTTGGAACTATAATCCAGAAGCAAACATAAATCATGGTCATGATTCGCTAGGATGTTTATACGCAGCTGAGTGGTGTATAAATGGCTCTGGTAATCCTTTCTTTTTGAATGATGAGTGTTACGCTTGGGTAATAGAAGTAGATGAATATTGTTGTGAAAACGAATGGGACACTATATGTCAGGCAACATATGAATACTGTGCAGGCACCTGGTCTGGCCCTATACAAAATAGATATGAACAAAAGAAACTGGTTGCCGTAACGGATTTATTAGGAAGACCAGTTAGCAATGTGCAAAATAAAATTGTTATCTTTATATACAGTGACGGAACAACAGAAAAAAAATTAATAAAAAAATGGCAATACTTACAGAAATAGACGGCATTCCTTTATATACTACTGTGTCAGAAGCTTTAGCTTACGCAGCAGCAAACGGTCTTTCGGGTTATCACACGCATAACTATCAAGGTCAAGTAGGGTTTATGGGGGGAGCCACTCATGGGCAAGCAGCTACGCCTTCATCAGGTTTTAATGCAAATAATCAAACTAACACCCCACCCGCAAGTAGCTCAAGTGGTTTCTCTGGCGGAGGAGGAGGTGGAGGTTACTAAAATAAAATTATGTTAGATAAAATATTTAGTGGTGGAGCCACAGAATTAGTTAAAAGTGTTGGAGGTGTGATAGACGATCTTCATACATCTAAAGAAGAAAAACTAGAAGCAGAAAGAAAAATAAATGATATGATAATGGGTTACGAAGCTGAGATGCAAAAGCAAGTAACTGAAAGATGGAAGGTTGATATGCAATCTGACAGCTGGTTATCAAAGAACATAAGACCTTTAGTTCTTATATTTTTATGCGTATCTACAGTATTATTAATATTTATTGATGCTGGAGTTATATCTTTTGAGGTAAAAGCTTCATGGGTAGATTTGCTACAGTTAGTTTTAATAACTGTAATAGGTGCATACTTTGGTGGTAGATCACTAGAAAAAGTAAAAAAATGACAGACGACTTAGATAAAAATGTAGAAGAAATTATACATGAGTCAATGACTAACTCATATATGATAATAACTAATAAACTTACATTTGAAGATCTGTTAGACTATAATGGCTGTTCTCTGCCTTTTAACCCAAAAAAAAGAATAGATAACGAGGTGATTGACAAAATAATTGATTATTTTTGTGAGTTGGAAGAATATGAAAAGTGCGGAGAGCTTAAAAAACTAAAAGATTCTAAAAAATATAAGAAAAATTTCATAAATTTGTAAAAAATAAAAAACAATGCCACAAAATTATACACTAAGCGTAAATATGAGTATGACTGCTAGTTCTGCTACAGGTTATTCGCAGTCACAATCAGGAGCGTATACATTAAATATAACAGGAGTTGATCAAATAGCAACAGGAAGAATAGATGTAGCGCATGATGGTGATTCAACTATTATGGCTGCACCAGGACACGGTAGATTCGTATATATAAAAAATTTAGATGATACTAATTTTGTAAAAATATATGATGGAGCATCTTCTGCTGCTGATTACATTGGCATATTAAAACCAGGTGAGTTTTTAATGACAATAATTAGAGGAACAGGTACAACAGTTGCAAGAGCTGATACAGCTACGGTAACAGTTGAGTACGCTGCAGTAGAAATAGATTCAAACGCATAAAAAATAAAACATGGCAACACAAGCATTAACAATAACAATATCAGGTAGTGTTTCTTTAGTAGATTCTACTGGAACAACAGTATTTTCTTATACACCTAGCTTTACTACAGATTCAACAACTGTAGATTCAGCTTTAATATCTACTGGTGAAATATTAACTAATGGTACGTCTGACACCACTATAAATTTAGCTAGTCATAATAAAGACCGATTATATGCATTTGTAAAAAATGTAGATACAGATTATCCAATAGCTGTAAAGCCAGATGGTGATGTAATAGCTGATTTAAAACCAGGAGAGTGCATGGTTTCTCCTTTAAATTTAGATGGCGCAGCAAATGACTCTTCAAATTTAGATGTTGCAGCAACAACAGCAGCTCAAAAAGTACAGTATTTATTATGTGATGGAGCTGACTTAGGCTTGTCGGATGATGATTAAAATATAAATAATGAAACTTAAAGTATTAAGATTTAGTAGCCAGGAGGACAGTACTTCTGGTTTACTTTTTTTAGATGGAGATCTAGGTCTTGAGTTTTTATGCTATACCTTAGAAGACGAAGATAGAGCTTTAAAGGTTAGAGGAGAAACAAGAGTGCCTGCTGGTACTTACGAAATTAAATTAAGAACTGAAGGAGGATTTCATGGTAGATACACAAAGAGGTTTGCTGGTATGCATAAAGGCATGTTGCATGTCATTAATGTACCGAATTTTAAATGGATACTTATACATACTGGTAATACTGATGAGCATACTGCTGGATGCTTGTTGGTTGGCGACTCGCAAGAAAACAATAAAATCATCAAAGATGGTTTCGTTGGTAAGTCAACTAATGCGTACAAGAGAATATATCCGCCTATTGCTAAAGCGTTAGAAAAGGGAGAAAAAGTAACAATAGAATATATAGATCTAGACAGTAAACGATAAGGTTATGGCTAGGTGGTACGGTTATAACATAGAGTCTTTTCAACATCTATTTAAACACAATGTAACTATAGAGGGTGGTTTCAATCTTACTGGAATTTTAGCATATGCAGGAAGTGACGGAAAATTTGTTGTTTTAGATAGCAGCGGAGTAGTTGGAACTAGAACGCTTTCAAACTTACAAACAGACTTAGGAATAGTTAGCGCTACAACTTCAGCTAGCGGGATAGTTGAGTTGGCTACAACAGCAGAAACTACCACTGGAACTGATACAGCAAGAGCTGTAACTCCTGATGGTTTAAAAGATGGTTATCAAGGTTCTGCAAATGTTACCACACTTGGAACAATAACTTCAGGCGAATGGAATGGTAGCACGATTGAAATATCTAAAGGTGGTACAGGACAAACAACAAGACAAAATGCTTTAGATGCTTTAGCAGGTGGTACAACATCTGGTAGATATTTACGAGGTGATGGTAGTAACATTATATTAGGAGCTATACAAACTGGGCACATACCTACATTAAATCAAGACACAACTGGAAATGCTGATACAGCAACAAATTTAGTTGCGTCAACCAGTACAGCCGTACAATTAGGTACTGTAGAATTAGGACATGCAAGTGATACTACGTTATCTAGAAGCGCTTCTGGAACATTAGCAGTAGAAAGTAAAAACGTTAGAACAGAAGATAAAACTATTATGATAAAGCAAGGTAGTTTTGCTTCAGGAAATAGTGGGTTTGCAACTAGTAGCGTTGTTTTCTTTCCTATGACAGGTACCGCTGAAAATACTTCTGCTAACGGTACAGCACAGCCTTTTTTAGCACCTGTAAATGGTAAATTATTAAAACTACACTTAAGGTCAAACAAAGATCATTCTCCGTCTAGCGAAACTCAAGTTTTTACATTAAGAAATTGGGATGATGATGAACAATTTACCGATGGTAATAAAACAATATTAGCACAAAAAACAGTAACTGGTGTAACTAAAAGCGCTCCAATAACAATAGATTTTACAACAGGATTAGATTCTACAGCTAACGCTGACACAAATGAATTTACAGCTGGTGAAACATTATGTATAGGTATGCAAAATGGTTTTGACACAAACGCAACAACTAAATATTATTTTACTGCTGTGTTTGAATTTGATTTTAGTTCTTATTAAAAAAATAAATTATGCCAATAATAAAAGATAAATACAAAAGTAAGGGTGATAACATTAGGTCTACATATGTTAATAGAAAAGAAAATAGATCTATACAAGAACCTGCTCCTACAGGGTTAACCAACCAACAAAGGGACCAAATAGCAGCAGATGATTTTAGGAAGAAATCTAAAGAGTCTTCAAGAACAGGTGCGACTTTAGAGACGGCTTCAAGTGATAATATTATTACTAGCAAAGTTGCAGGATATATAATAAATCAAGCATCTAAGGTGCAAAAATTATTTACCTTACAGAACGGATCTACTTTAAACAACATAATTATTCAAAATGTTCATACGTCAGCCGCTAATATCAGTGTGTATTGGAGTCATGGGGATCAAAGCAACGCTATATTTAGTGTAAGCTCAGATTCTGCAACAGCACAAAATGTAACAATACATAAACTTTTTATGGAGAGTTTTACTGCAAACGCAACTATATCTTTAGCGGAATTGGTAAACACTACTTTTCGTAATGTTACAAGTGAAGTGCATTTTTACGCTTTATCTTCAGTAGCAAACGTAAATATAACTGTTAGTGTAACTGATGGATAAACCTACAAATCGTTATAAAGTTCCTATTTGGTTAAGTAATTGGACTTTTAAAGATAATAAAAATAAAATTTATAAGTTAGAAAATCAAGTAATAAAAGGTTACGACAAGGGATCTATATTTACAAATAAAAAAATTGTTGATAAGCTTGTTAATAAATTAATAGGAAGTAGATCAAAACGCAAACTTGTTCCCGTAAATTTAACACTAATAAGTCAACACGGTTATGGTGTTGAAGAAAATTAAAAAAATTAACATGACTTTAAACGATAAAATACGGGAGTATTTATTAAAAAATCCAAATTTAATGCGTAGTAAATACGCTGATACAGCAAAAAAATTTGGAACTAATTATGAACAGATAAGATTGGTAGCAAGAAGGTTAAGAGCTCAAAATCCAGACGTAGAACCAAAAGAAAAAGAAGTAATAAATTTTCAAGAAACAAAATCTAACGCAATATTAACAGCAGAAAATTGTACAAGAGTAAAATCATTAGAAGACTTATTGGCTGCATGTGAGGTAGACTTAGATTTGTGGGATGTAGATAAATACGATATAGGTACATATGAGGTAACAGGTTTTGACAATGACCGTAACCCTGTAACAGTTACTATGTATAGAACAAAAGCTTGGTTGAAAAAAATAAAACCACAGCTTGATATAAAAAAAATAAAACAAGAACTTATAGAAGATTTACGAAACTTATCACCTAGTGTAGCAAAAAAACAAAGAAAAAGACCAGAAGATAGAAACAATCTGCATTTATTAGAAATTTCTGCTTTTGATTTGCATTTAGGTAAAATAGGTATAAAGGGTGACGAATACAGTCTTAAAATAGCGGAGAAACGTCTTTTAAGCGCCATAGAGCATCTTTTATATAGAGCTAAGGGCTTCTATATAGATAAGATACTTTTTATTGTAGGACAAGACTTATTAAATTCAGACGGTGATTGGCCAATTCCAGCTACAACTAGAGGAACTCCACAATTTAACAGCGATTATCATATAGATATGTATAGATGTGCAAGAAAACTTATGATAAAAGCAATTAACATTTTATCCGAAGTAGCTGATGTGCACGTTATGGTTATACCAGGTAATCACGATAGAGAATCAGTTATGCATTTAGGTGATACGTTAGAATTGTATTATGAAAATAATAAAAATGTTAAAATAGATAATAGTGATTGTCTAATGAAGGCTTTACCATACGGAAACAATTTAATTATATCAGATCATGGTGATGGCCCAAAAACTAATGATCTACCAGGTATTATAGCGCAAAGATTTAAAAATTTATGGAGTAATACTGTTTATGTAGAAGTTCACAGGGGTCATTATCATACAAATAAAGCTATGAAGCTGCAAGCCATAGAAGAGTTAAACGGTATTACGGTGCGAAATTTATCTTCTATGTCGGCTACAGATTACTGGCATGATAGCAAAGGTTTTATTGGAAACATAAAAAAGGCACAGGCCTTTATATATAGTAGAAGAAATGGGTTACAAGGTATACTAAATTACAACGTTAGCGTGTAAGTTATTATTTATACCAAACCTTATATACTTTTATTTTATCATAAATGATACAAGCGAGTTCTTGTTTTTTTATTTCCTTTTCCTGTCTCTGACTTTTGCTCATGTATTTTGGATTCTTGCTGTTTAATTTTCTTTTTTTCGGCATATTTTTCTAAATTTTTTTTTAACTTTTTATTTGGATCTTTAAATATTTTCATACTTTATTATTTAATTTTATTTGTAAATATACTAATAACATTAGTAATATTGTAACTGCTATTATATTCATTTTTTTATTTTATCTAATTCAAATTCTAAATGTGCTATTGCTTTTTTTATACAGTCTACAGGGGTATTATGTTTTCTGTAGGCTCTTAATAAATAAGTTACAGCTGTACCTATATTGTAAGTTAAATCAAAGTCCTCTACTACTTTGCGAGCTTCGTATTTGTATTTTTTTCCTATGTAGTAGGAAGGTATTCTTTTATCTACTGTAACGTCTGTTACATACCCGTTTCTTCCTACTTCATAGTAATGTTCGCTGTGTTTTGTCATTAGTCTAGTTTTGTTTTATAATGGTCAATTATTTTATTCATTTGTCTTTTGTAAAATAAATCAAAATCTACATATTCCATTTCGCCCGTATCGCCATTTAGGGTTTTTGGTTGTGTTTTTTCCCATAGTTTATAAAGCACACCTCTCATTCTTTGGCTTGGTGTTTTTTCATTAAACTCTGAGTTGCTTGTTACTTTTTCTACTGCATCTATTTGATCTTGATTAATATGGTTAGCTGATATTAATACATAACCAGGTTTTCTAATTAATCTAAAAAGATTAACCATAGTTTCTTGCGCTAACTCAGGAGTACCTACGTAAATCCGTAGGCTCCCGTCAGCCAGGGTGCTAACTTTGTCAATTCCACCCTCAAATACTACTGAATGTTTCATAATATGTCTTCTGTCATTATGTGAATAGTTCGTGTTGATTTTTTATCTAGGTAATCATACCCTTGACCAGGCCAATAATTATTATCTAAACAATATTTATATATTTCTAAATCATTGTTATACAATTCTCTACCCTTGTCAATAAGATCATCACCTAACTGTACAATGCTTATATTGTATGGTTTTGTTTTCTCTATAGCAACTATGTAATATTCGTCAGCCTTAACTGCATCCATATAAAAAGCTGCCTGCTTATGATAATTAAATTTTTTAATAGATTTGGCAAACCCATAGTATGACGTATCTTTAGTAGTTTTTAAATCCACTATAATATTTCTTTCTTTATTAAATACGTCTAACATACCTTTGCAATTTACATTATATTCTTCATTGTTCCAAACAACTATGTGTTCTTTTAAGCCGTTTGATAATAATTGTGCAGCATCTTTATCTTGAAATAATTTGTTTGTCATATCATGTATAATGTTATGATCTTCTTGCAACAATACAGTTTTAAACATATGTTTGTTGGTAAATGCCTCAAAATCTTCTTTACCTTTCTTGGTTCTTTTGTCAAATTTAGGCATAACTACGTAATGTTTATTGTATTCTTCAGGCTGTAAAACCTTCATGTGTAATGCAGATCCAAATTTCATAGCAGAAGAAGCTGGCTGCGGATTCTCTATCATGTGTTTAAAATACTCAGGAGATTTGCCTGTAAGGTTATTCAGCATACTATTTGTTACATACTCTGTATCAATATAATAGCTGTCGTGGTCTAAATTATGATTAGTTATTAATTTCATTTATTTATTTTAAATACATTAAGACCCTACCGAAGTAGGGCCCTAATGAATCAAAACAAAAACCATGTGAACATGGATAAGAAAGCACTACAAAAATAGTAAATATATTCTTAGCCCCCTATTCTTTCTCTTCTTTGTTTTGAACTTTTTGTTTTTCTTTTAGCCTTTCCTGTATGTCTTGCTCTAATTTATCATCTATTTCTTTCATTCTTTCTAAAATTTTATCAGCCTCTGGTATCTGCATACAGTATTCTTCTAAGCTGTTTCTAAAGCTGTCTACCTCTTTTTTTGTAAATTTACCCTCTGAAGTATAGTCTTTGTGTACCCAAGTCAACAAAGCCACTTCATGCGATCTTAATGCTTCTGACATAGACTTTAAAGTTTCGTTAACTTTTTCTTCTACTTTAAACTTTTCTCCTGTAATAGTTATTTCAATTTTTTTACTCTTTTTCATCTAATTCTTTTTTTAATTGTTTGATTTTTAATTTTAATTTATCATTATTGTCTAGCAGAATATCTACTAGTTGTTTGTTTCTTTCTATTTCTGACAGTATAGGTGTTTTAAAATATTCTACTAAATTTTCTTTATGATTTAACAGCGCTTCTTCTGCTAGTTCACAATGCATTCTTATGTGTGGATACACTTTTATAAAGTCTTCAATAGTTTTGACTGCATGAATTACAGTAGCGTGATTTTTATTTAAAGACTCTGCTATTGTATGCAAAGTCATGCCTACTGATTTTCTTAAAACGTACATAATAGACATTCTTTTTTCTACTAAATCTCTTTTTCTAGATTTAGAGTATAATTGCTCTATAGTCATTTCAACTTTTTCGCAATATTCTTCAAAATAATCTTTTAAAAAAACATTTTTTGTCATAACACTTCTATTTTTACACCAGCTTTGTTTTTGTCTACTGAGTATACACCAAAGCTAGGTATTATATTTTCACAATTATCATTTTCTACGTAACCATATTGCTCCATTAAATCCTGTATTGTTTGACAAGGGTTAATGTAATCAAATTTACGTCTTGTGTCTCTAATAAATGTAAATTTTATATTGTAAGGTTTTTGTTTATCTTTTATCAATTCTAAAAATTTTTGTTTGTTTTTGATCCAATCTGCTTTCGTTTCTTTTATGTAATTTCTAACTGTTTTAGAATGTACTAAATATTTACCTGTCCATTGCTTACTATTTTTGCTAGACGGTACATTCTTTGGTATAAAAATTGCACACATCTGGCAAATATAGTAAAATTTTAATTTATTTAGAACGGCATATCATCATCAGTATCTTGCACCACTGCCTTTGCTCTGCCCCATGATGCATGTCTATTGCTAAATTCAGCCATATCTTCTTCGCTTAATGTTTTATTCATCTCATTATTGTAGGTACATTTACCTCCTACTTTAGAAGACCATCTATATTTTACAGCTGTCCTTATAACAGGTTCTTCTGTTTCCTTATTAATACCTATGTATTCTTCTGATATAAAAGCTATCATTAAGTCTTGATGTATAGCTGCGTTCATAGCAGTGCTATCATCACTAAAGTCTTTTACACCTGCATTAATAAGAAAGTCTTTAATTTGTTTAGTTTTCCATTCTTTTGTAGATGGCTTGTCAGATTCTTTTACAACCCAAAATCTACACCTACCTATTTTTCCATTTGTACTCTTTACAGTGTATTGTATAAATGGTGATCCGTTATAATTTTCAAGATTGTCTGATGTTGTTAATCCTGTTATTTTACAATGATGCGCTCCAGGCTCAATGTATTCTACTTTTTCACCTTGCGCTTTTGTACTTGTTGTTGTGTTTAAATTAAAAGGTAGTGCCATATTTATTCGTTTATAATTTTATTTATTTGGTTTAATTTTTCTCTAGCTTCAATTATTTGTAATTTGTAAAGCTCATTATTTTTTCTTAATCTTTCGTTTTCTTTTCTATACTCCTGTAGTTTTTCTACAAGCTCTTCAGTTGTAGGCTTTAACGGAGTATTTATACTATTTTTTGGTATGTATGTTTCCATTATTTATTATTTTTAATTTTCCAATTTATGTATTTAGTTAGCGTGTCGCCATCAAATATAATTTTATCTTTTTCTGGAGCATAAGGATAGTCTTTACCTTTCCATTGTTTTGTAGTTAAAGTTTGTATTGGTAGTCTATATAAGAATCTGCCTATACCCCACGATACACATGCACGCTTAAATGCATCTGATACGTGACCTTTATCTTTTTCTACATTAGATTCTGATCCTGTGTCTGATTTCCATACCCAATTATATTCTTGTGTGCTAATATCATTACAAAGAATACCTACTTTACAGAATAATAATCCATTCTCTTCGTAAAATATACTTTGCCAGTTTTCTGGGCCACATACTTCATCTAGTAAGTCTTGGCAATCTCTAGCGTCTATATACGCCACACATGTAGTTTTTCCATACTTAGTGGATTGTACACGCCACTTATACGGTAGTTCTTTCTTTAGATCGTTTAAATTCATTTTTGTTTTCTTTATTTTGTTTTTTAATCTTTCTTATAGCTGCAGCTGCAACTACAAATTTTACAAAACGCCTTATCATTACATTTTTACCTCTAAGCAGCAGTATAACCGCTACCTCTTTAAAGGTAAGAATTAGCACTTCTTTGACAAGTTTTTTGTTAATGCCTAGATCGTAAGCAATCTCATTAATTATAGATTTAAACTTAGATTTTTGCTTATCTTTCCTATTCATTATTAAGCAAATATACTATTTTTTATTTATCATTAAAAATTTGAACAGCTAAATAGATAGGAAAAATAATAAGTGCAGCAATAAACAAACTAAGCATTATGCGCCACGTAAAATATATGAAGGATGCAAAAATAAATAAAACTGTTATTGGATATTTTTCAATAATTTTATGCATTTTCATAGTCTATAAATTTTGTTATTTCACTTTTAAATTTTAAAGTAATTTCACCTACACCTATATTTCTACCTTTTGCAAAAATTATATTAGCAGTGCCTTTACTTTCTTTGCCGTCATCGTTATATTCTATACCGTAGTATTCAGGGCGATATATAAGCATAACCACATCTGCAGCTTGTTCTATTTCGCCTGATTCTCTTAGATCGGCTAATGTAGGCTTGCTATTGTTACGCATTCCTACACCTCTGTTTAACTGGCTAAGCGCAATAACAGTAATGTTAAGTTCTTTCGCTAAATTTTTTAATGTTCTAGCTACTTTACTAACTTCCTGCTCACGACTACCAGCTTTGTTTTTTGAACTAACTAATTGTAAATAATCTATCATGACTAATTTTACTTTTTTTGTTTTGACATATTCTTTAATTCTGTGTACTAAATATGATAATGATGTTAAATTACCCTCGTCTATATTTAATGGTAAATTTTCTATATTACCTATAGCTTCATGTATTTTTTCTAATTCATTAATATTTAAAGTACCATTTGTTATGTATTTATTATTTATTTCTGACTCCATTGAAGCCAGTCTTCTTACTAACTGTAATGCGCTCATTTCGTACGAAAATATTACTGTTGGTGTATCTGTATATTTTGCTGCATTATATGCTAAAGCTAAAGCAAAGCTAGTTTTACCCATAGATGATGCGCCACCGACTATAATTAAATCAGTTTCTTGCCAACCACCAGTAAATCTATCAATGTCTTTATAGCCAGAAGCTATACCTAATAAACCATCAGTATTCATACGCACTTCTACATCTTTTAAAAAGTTTTGTATTTGTGTTTTGATGTCTACTAATTGTTCTGGTTGCCCTATTTGCAATTTAGACATTTCATCCGTCAATTTACCTACGATAAGCTCAAGCTCTTCATGATTACTTAATTGATTATGCACATCATGCACAATACCCGACAAAGTTCTTTTTTGAAAATCTTCCGTTAGCACACCTATACAGGTGATAGCTTCTGTAAAATCATACGCTCTGTCTGTCATTAATGAAAGCTCTAAAACTATGTTTTCCCCTTTTATTAATTTAGAAACAGTTATAACATCTATGGTTTTGTTCTGTTCGTGTAGACTTATAAGAGCATGAAAGGTTGATCTATGCATATCATGTTCAAATAAGTCTACATGTAATAGTTTGTAAAACTTGTCAATTAATTTAGGATTTACAATTAATTTACCAAGAAGAGTTTGTGCTATATCATAGTTGGTCATTTTGATTTTTGTTTGAAGCGACAAATATATAATTATTTACGAAATATGCGTCTTTCGTCCTCCATCATTTCTAAATAATTTTCTTTACGTATTGCTATGTATTCGTAGTCTTCTATAATATCACAGTCATCACCGCAGTCTGCACACCATGTAACGTTATCTTCGTCTTCGTCATAATGTGTACCGCAGCATGATGATACCATGTCGTATCCGCAACCATCATCTACTGGATTGCTTAGTTTCCATTGATCGTATGTCATTTTATTATAATTTCATTATTAGTTAACATCCATTGACAATGTGTAGGGCTGTGACCCATTTCTCTTAATAAGTCATCTACCTCATCATCATTTATTCTTTCATCTATTGTATAGATGTAAGTAATGTCTTTGAAAAAATTTAATACTATTAGTTTCATACTTGTGCTTCTGCTAATGCAAGCATATATTCAGGCGAACCATCAAATATAATATTTTTTGCCCAAACATCATACGCACGAATACGAACTTTTCCGTCTTTTTCATAAATAGTGTAAGTGTATTCTTCGCCACAATTTGAATCGTTTGGTTCGTGTATGTATATATTACCGATACCATCTTTAAAATGTGCAATTAGTTGCGCTGCCAAACATCCCATACCATTCGCAGAGCGTTTAGGAGTATCATGATTGTAACCATTAACAACATTAAAGTCTTGCAAAAACTCAGCAAGCTCTGCACCATGACCACTAAGATAGCCATCATACTGACGATACATACAAAGTATGTTTTGTTTTGTTTCATGTACCTCATTATTATTTTCTTCATCAGCTATTGCAGTTTGATGTGTTTCTTCTATGTAAGTTAAGCTTCTTGTTCCCATAATTATTTTGATTTTATTGTTATTATTTATTTTGACTATGTATGTCTAGAACTTCCATAATTTTTTCTTTTTCTTTTCCTCCACTATCTATTATTAAAGTTATTAAATATTCTAATTCATTTACTGGACTGTCACAATCTTGTAAATACCACTCTATATAATTTTTTATTTTAGTCTTTAAATCTATTTTTTGCATAGTTAATGTTTTATTAGTCCTACTTTATTATTTTTATTAAACCATTTTGTAGCATACAGGTCTATTTGTGATGCATTGATATAATTATTATCTAGTAGTTCTTGATAATTATCAAATATTTTTGTATGTCTATCTATTTTTCTGTTAATCAGGTGTTTTTGTTTACCGCTATCAGAAAATATAATGTCATAATTATCTGGTAGTTTTGCTTCTTTTAGCATTTTTACGCAATTAGTGTAACTGTAGAACTTAACTGCGTGATGCATTACTGCAAGATCTATCCATTTATGTAAATATTTAGGTGAATAGTAGTCGCCAGAGTCATGTACACGTACAAAATCTGGTTGTTTTTTTAGAATTTCCTTGGACATAGCTTCTACAAATTGATCTGTAAGTGTAAGCTGGTAACGTTTTTCAAAGGCAGGCTGCACATTACTCCATATGTATGCGCCTTTCTTTGCGTAACAAAACTTTACGCACTCGTCAGCAAAAGGACAAGTTAGTTTACCACTAGCAGATTTGTACGCAGGTATACCAAAGTTGTATACTTTAACACCAAGTTCTTTGGATGTTTTTTTAAGCTTGCTATTCTGTGTTAGTAAGTTCATGTATTTCCCAATTATCGTTAGACACATCCATTTGTTCTAATTCTTTTTCTGCTATAAG